AGAAGCCTGTGGTATAGCCGTCGGCGGCATTTAGCGCCTTGTCGATGTTTTCGATAACGACGTCGTTTTGAACCTTGCTTTGCTGCACGGCCATTGCGTTCTTGGGCAAATTCATCTGCCCTTCGCCTGTCTCTCGCCCCACGACTTTCTGGCGCTCGCCTTCGGCAATGTTCGCCCCGACATTCCGAACAGGCTGGCCGGTAGCCTTGTCGATCAGCTGATCACCGACGGTTTCAACGCCCTTCGATGGTGTGAGTCCTCCAAGCTCTGTGCGCTTGACCTGTCCACGGCCGCCGAACTGCACCGCCTCATAGCGGCCCGTCTCGGGATTGAGGAAGATCGCTCCTGTCTTGCCGTAGGCCTCGCCTCCGTTCGCTGCTTCGGAATTGAGCTTGTTGATCTTGGCCCGTGTTTCCTGAAGGGCCAGATCCTTCGCTTGGCTGTCTCGCGGATCGAGATACATTCCCGCTTGGGCGGCCATAAGCTTTGGACCATTGGCGGGGTCCAGTTCTTCCTCGGTCAATGTCTGACCCGGAAACATCTTTTGATGAGTTGAAATCAAGTTCTGATAGGCTTGCGCCCGGCGGGGATCGCCTACGGGGAACGCCTGATCGATCGCCGTGGCCCGTTTCCCGAATAATTCGACGTTCTGACGGTCCGCCGCCTGTTTGGCTTGGCCTTGTTCAAATGCAAATTGCTGATCGGCTCTGTCAGAGGCCCGTTGTTGAAGGCCGAACTGCCGGTTCTGGTTGTTCTGCTGCATGATGCTGTCGAGTGCAGCGTTGACCGGTTCGAGGTTGATCCCTTGACCGGGTGTCTGCTGCGCCAGCGGTACGTAATAGTTTGCCATCAGGTCTTCATCCCGTTGAATGCGCCGTAAGCCTTGGCACCGGTTCCGAGCACAGCAAGCACGTTGTTAAGGCCAGTGTTTCGTGTTCCGGCCATCGCGTTTCCGTACTGGAGCGCTTGGTTCGCTTTCGTCGCTCCGAAGCCGTAGGCGTTATCGCCTTGTCCGGTCAGGACGCCTGCTCTCTGTCCCGTGGCGGAGAGGCCCGTCTGGCCCATGCCCTGATATCGGTCGAGCACGTCGTTGTAGTTCTGAAGAAGAACACGTTGACCGGCGAGCGCCGCGGTTCCCGACGCTCCCATGCCCCGCGCATTGAGGTTTTTCAGAACAGCGTTGGTGTCTTCACCAAGCTTTCCAGACCAGAGTGGGTCGGACGTGATGATGTCCTGAGCCGAACTCCGAGCGTCGGTGCCATTGAGCCCGAGAAGATCGCCGTACATCTTCTGACCGGCGGTTCCTGACGACACATACGGATCAAAAGAGCTTGCCGCCTTATCGTAGTACCCCTGCGAGGTGTTGTAGCCCTGATCGAGAGCCGCGTTGGCGTTCTTGTTGGCCTTGTTGATATCGGAGCGCGCGGAGGCGCCCGTGAAGTCCGAAAAGAACCCCATGGGATTTCCTTATTCAGTCAGAGGGAGACGGCTAGCGGAAGGACACAGTGGCGCCGATAAGCCCGATTGCGGTGCCAGCGTTGAACGTCGTCGAAATGTTTGCGGTCGTGTTCGCTATGGCCGATAGGCTGGCGCCGGAGAGCGCGCCTTCGCTGGCCGTAACTTGCGCAAGAGCAAAGTCCTGAGTGGCGCCGGTCCATGCGACAGAAGAATATGTCCCGCTACCAAGTCGCGCGGCTGATATAGCAAAGCCACCGGCCGGAACGAAAACCGAGGTGTTGACGACTTTATTCCAGGTCGACCCGTTGAAGTCCTGATCGACACTTGTGGCGACCGGAACAATGCTCTTGAGCCGCGTCGCGGCATAGACCCCGATAACCGATGTCCATCCGCCACCCGCCGACGTCGTGATTGCGATGTTTCCGGAGGTCCCTGTCGGAACTTGCGCGATCCATATCTCGACCGGCAGGTTATTGAGATAATACCAACTGATGGCGCACCGCGTCGCGCTGATGCCGCCGATGGTCACCGACGTGACGGGGTTCGCTGTCGAGAGGCTGGACGTCAGTGAAACGATGATGCACCGATCACTGCTCGCCGCGCCGAACGACACGCCGCTATACGTGTGAGTGCCGGTCGTAGTGGGTTTTCGATCCGATGTTAGAAACGTCAGGCTAGCGGGTAGCGACCCCCCGTAACTGATCGAGCGCCGTCTGACACTCACGTGCGTGTAATCCAGAACGTCAGGCGAAGCCCGGCACAACTGCTATTGGATGAGATCGTAACAACTGACGTTCCAGCAGCGGCGATGACGTTGTCAGAAGTGTGCGTCTTCGTTTGGAGCGTTGTCGAGACTGAATTTGCTCCACCTCCCAGAGGTGTGCTTCCAATCTTCGTCGTTGCGGTGCAGGTGCCAGACCTGCATTTGCTGTCAACCTGAGTGATCTTGTATCCGAACGGGCAATCGATCTCGAACAGATAGTCCTGGTTGTCCGGGCTCTCGATCGTTAAGTCGATGGCTTCCTGTTGGGCGTTGATTTCTCCAATGCCCGAGAACGCCCCAGAAATCCCTTTCTGCACACTACCGAGCCACTGATAGAACCGATCCGAGATGTTTCCGTTCGGATCGAGCAAGGCCCGTGGTGGCGGTGGCGCGAGCGGCGTATTCATCATGCCGCATCCATTTCAAGATCAGCAGAAGCGGCGTAGAGCGCTCTGTCGACTTTTGCCGACCACGAGAACCGGTATACCCTGCCATTTTCCGGCGCCTGCCCCAACCGATGCGTACGGATGCGTGTCAGGTTCCTCCCCTGCTGTCCGAGCTTGATCATCCGTTGCGTGCTGAACGTCTGCCCGCCGTCATGCGACCATTCCAGCATGATCTCCGGGTCGACGTCCTGCGGGTCGCCTTGGCCCGTTCCAACACCCCTCTGCACATCGAGATAGAGCGCGTTATGCGTCACTCTCTGAGGGAACGCATGAACCGTCGGCGGAATGACGGATGATACCAGCGGATCGCCTGCATCGTCCTTGAACTGCGGGCCCATTTCAAAGAGCGCGCCGGTGTCGGCATCTCCTGCGATCAGTTTTGTGCCGAACGGAACAACGAAGGCAATACGCCAATTCCCCCGGCTGTAGGTCTGACGCTCATGCCACCGCTGCATTCTCGTGTCGTAGACGTGCGTCCACTGCGGGCAGGTCAGAGCATAGAACGTATGACCTCGCGACGACCAGGACGCGGCCCGGATCGTTGACGGGTCTTCGACTTCCTGGATGTCGCTTTCGACCTTCGGTGTGGAGATCACTTGCGCGCTGTCGCCTGAGCCCAGCAATCGGACCGTGCGATCATGGGCAACCCAGGCAAATGTTTCGGCAACCGTTGCAACTGAATTTGACGCGAGCAACCCGATGGGAATGACGAAGGAACGGGCATAAGGGAAGTCCGCGCCACCGCTGTCCTGCCAAACCTCGATTGTCTTCTCGCCAAAGAGATAGAACTGCGCCTGCAGGGCCGCAATACGGATCAGAGCATCTGGATCGCCATCGGCCGTGGCAAAGTCCAGTCCATCCCATGCGCTGGCGTCGTCAATCGCGCCGATCTGCCATTTGTTCTGAGCGGTGGTGATCCCGAAATACCCGTCCGAGAATGCGAGCGTGATCGGCGCGAACAGATCAGGGTCCGTCACCTGCGCCAGCACATCGCCCCGGCAGTAGAACATCAGACCATCGCATACGATCGCGATGTCGGGCACCGCTCTGCGGTTTCGTTCCATGAATACCGGAGCGGTCTTGGAAATGTTCATCGACCCGATGAGGGTCTGAACGCCGGTCGTTGTCACCTTATAGAGCGACACGCCCGCGACGACGTACAGGACGCCTTCCACCACGATACCGGCCCGGCACCCCTGCCCCGCCGCCACGCCTTGCAGCAGCGCGAAACCTTGCAACCCATCCGAGGAATAGATTGCGTTCTTGACCTTCCCCTCTTCGCCAATGGGAGAGAGATAGCAGTTGATGAGCTGCGCCGAGCCACCCTGGTTGAACCGGGCCTGGCTTGATCCGGATGGAAGCGCGAGAGGAACGATGCCCATTAGAAATCTTCCGCATAGGTTGGCATTTCGGCCGAGCGCACGTTGACCGTTCGGCGCAGCCTCCGCCGCAAGATGCGCAGCCCTTCATCCAGGCTGCGGGCATAGTCCGCAGGCGGCATGGCGGCAGCTTTCCCGAACGCCTTCTCGACCGTCAGGGCGACCATCTGGGTGAGCGGCTCGAAGATTTCGGCCGGCACCTGCCCGATGTTCCAGTACGTCTCGTCGTTCAACGTCATCTCGTTGAACAGGTCGCGATAGCGGCCAATGACGTACGTGCTGTCGCTAGCCGAGGGCGACTCTTCCGCTGCGATGATGTTGAAATGCAGCAGGACATTCGTCGCAAGCTCGAGCTCAGTTCGCGTCGTCGCCATTGTCGCTCACGGGTTGAGCGGGCTTAGCGCCGCGCTTCTTCGGCTCTTTGTTCGCTTCCGTCCCGTCTTTCTCAAACAGGACGCTGTTGGAAAGCTTCCGGATTGCGTGATCGTCCGTCACGTCATGCTCGGTTCCGGGATACCACTGGAACCCCATGAACTCAGACGGCTCGCTACCGATAAATTTGAATTTCATCTGATCTCCTCAAAGAGAAAGAGCGGCAGTTGCCCGCCGCTCTCGTTTCATCAGGCCGCAACCAGCGGCGTCGTGTCGAACTCTTCGTCGACGATGCCTTTGAGCACGACCTTCAGCGTACCCGTTGCCGGGGTGGTCGAGGCCGTGTTGACGAAGGCCTTGATCAGCGTCCGCGCCGTGTACTTGTAGAGCAGGCCCGCGGTCGCAAGGACCGACTGCGTGCCTGCGGCCTGACCCGAGAACGCTGCGACAAGCCGGTTCTCGTCACCGTCGCTACCAACGTCCCACAGAAGGCCTGTCGAGCCGTCCATGTCCGTGGTGTTGAAGACGATGCTTGTCGGGATGAACCCTTTTGGCACCCAGAACAGGCCGACCTCGTCGTTGGCATTATCGATCATAGCCGTGGTTACAGCGATGATCGCGGTTATGACGACTTCCTGCGAGGAAGCGCCCGGACCTTTGGTCTTGCCGCCAGGAAGCGACTGAGATGTTGCGTAAATAGCCATTGTTCCGATTCTCCTTTAGGCCACGGCCGCGTGGTAGACGGTGACGATGCCAACGTCCTTGCCGTTGTTGATGCCCTGCGGGTTGTTGTTCCAGCGCAGCTTGTCGATGCCGTCCGCAAACTCGATGCCGACGCCTTTCAAGAAGCCGTAGTCATCGTCTGCACGGGTTGTCGGGATCGCGGCCTGCTTGTTGACGAAGCCGATCGACTGAGAGCCGCACAGGAATGAAACACCACACTGAATGGTGCCGTTCGAGAACGTCGTCTCAGGGTTCGGAGCATCCGCCGTGTCCTTGCCCTGATAGAACTCAGGGATTTCGCGATAGATGACGCCGTCGTAGATCAGGTCGCCGTCCTGGAAGAGCGGGTTCGAGTCTACGTCACGAGGGCGCGCGTCTCGATTTGCCTGCTGCATGACCGGGTCCGCTTTGAGATCGCGGAAGCCCAGCGGATGGCAGAACATCACGTAGAACTCGCGGCCCTGCGTTCCGGTCTTGTAGGGCCGGATCATCGGACGCGCCTGACGGGCCATGAAGCGCGCCAGCGAGCCAACCTTGGTCGACAGCTTGTCGT